CATTATATAAGATGACGCCTATAATTTTGAGCGGCTGCCGATTTGCCGATATTATAGGAAATGAAATATTTATGAGTAGCGGCGAAAACTTTATATACGCATATAGTAGTTTCCATAGCAATATTAAGATATTAAATAATGGTTTCTATGGTGATGAACATAATAACAGATATATATATCTGTATACTGGGGCAAGCAGGACAAGCGCTGATATTTTGATAAGTAATAACATTATGTCAGGTCATCCGAGTGGATATGGAATATGCATAGCGCGTTCGAATGACGTTATTATATCTGACAATATTATGGAGGTAAATACAGGAATTTATTTAAACGCTTGTTCAAAGGCGAGTATAGACAATAACGACATTATAGGCTGTAATGCAGGTTACGATGCCATAGCTCTGGTCGGTTCCTCGTTTGTCAATACTACTAATAATACAATGGATACTTTTCGATATATATCATTAGATTCCAGTTCGACAAATAATCGGGTAGACGATAATACTCTCATCAATAACAGAGGGATAATTGATTCTGGAAGTAACAATACAATCGGAACAAATAATTTGACTTATACGGTGTAAAAGGAGGTGCCAAATATGTTGTCATTAATTAACAATGTTGTTCACTTATGGAGATATAAAATCGACTACGTTATGGCTGACTCCGAAGAAGCACGGACCGTCACAGACTACCTGGTTTCCGAGGAGCAGCTAGATTCATTAAAAAATATGTATCCCGGCGCAACAGTGACGGAAATTGACCAGGCAGGAAACGGATGGATAAACGGCATGTCGTTCACATCCAGGGATAAGGCTATGGAAGCTTTAGAGCATGGAATCTCTTATTATAAGGAACTTAAATTATCAGAGGTCTCTCAGGCTTGTAATGCCATTATAATTTCCGGTTGCGACGTTGCCCTGTCTGACGGCGCGACGGAACATTTCAGCCTTACGGAAACAGACCAGATTAATCTTACTGCCGCAACAGCCGCCATAGAGCAGGGGGCGTCGGGCTATCCATATCATGCAGACGGGCAGTTATGCAGACTGTATTCTGCACAGGATATCCAGGCGATAGGCAAAGCAGCCACTGCCCATAAGCTATATCATACGACATATTGTAACCATCTGAATATGTGGATTCGTAGGGCAGAAAGCATATTAGTACTAAACGACATCTCTTATGGCGTCGTGCTTCCAGAAGACTTGGCACAGAACATGGCGGCGATAATTGCAGCGGTAGGAGGCGCATAATGAAGCTGATTGGAAAATATGCATTCTTGTTTGGAACCGGCGGCATCATATATAATTTGATTGAACTCCTATACAGAGGACACACCCATTGGACGATGTTCTTCTTGGGAGGCCTGTGCTTCGTGCTGCTTGGGCTGCTCAATGAGATAATTCCGTGGGAAATGCCGTTGTATCAACAGGCCTTGCTTGGAGCCTGTATGGTTACCTGTTTGGAGTTCATGACCGGCTACGTAATAAATATCAAATTGGGATGGAACATTTGGGACTACAGCGGTCTGCCACTAAACTTTATGGGGCAGATTTGCCTGTGGTTCTTTTTCTTATGGATTCCTATCAGTTTGGTTGCAATCATATTGGATGATTGGCTACGGTACTGGTTCTTCAAGCAGGAAAGACCACGTTATAATTTATTTTAGGGGCATCCGAATAGGACGCCTATTTTAATGGAGGTAATCAAATGCCAGACTGGATTTTAAAATACTGGATGCAATGGCTATTCGGCATTATTACGGCAGGATTAAGTACTGTTGTAGGGTATCTTTACAAGAAGGTAAAAAAAGAAGTTGACGAGCAGAAGCTTATCAAGGAAGGTGTCCTCGCGCTCTTGCATGACAGGCTGTACCAGGCGTGCATGTCTTACATAGCGCAAGACGAGATAACCGTTTCGGGCTTGAAAAATCTGGAGTACCTGTATAGGAGTTATCACGATTTAGGCGGAAACGGAACCGGTACGGAGTTGTTCGAAAGCTGTAAAAGGCTTAAGAAGGTGCCAGATGGCACACACATTAAGAAGGGAGAATTGTCATGAAGAATTTTAAAACTTGAATCAAAGCGTCTCCGCCTGTTTACCTTATACCCGCTACCGGTGCGGAATTTGCCACGGCGACGGGTTTTTATTATGCCAAAGTAAGGGCGGAGAATAAACTTAAAATCGTGCTTTCGCAGGGTATGAAACCCTGCGAGGAGACTATCAACAGTCTCTTTCATTAAGAGAAAAGGAGGACATTTTGGCAATTACGGACGCACAAAAGCAATTTATTGAAAAGGTCGGCTCCCTCGCTTCAAACGATATGCATACAAGCGGCGTTCTTGCGTCGCTGACGGTTGCACAGGCTATTTTAGAAAGCGGTTGGGGCAATTCAGCCCTCGCCGTTAACGCAAACGCGCTTTTCGGCATTAAGGCCACGACCGCCTGGAAAGGCAAGGTTTACAGCAAAGAAACACAAGAATGCTACGACGGCGTTTCCTTTACCACTATTGAGGCTTTATTCAGGGCTTACGATAGCTGGGAGGAAAGCATAAACGACCATTCCGATTTTCTTGTGGCAAACAGCCGTTACGCCGCCGTTATTGGCGAAACCGATTATAAAACGGCGTGTACGGCAATCAAGGCGGCCGGGTACGCTACCGATCCGGACTATGCGAATAAGCTCGTAAACCTTATTGAGCAATACAATTTAACCGTGTATGACGCAGTTAAAATGAATGGAGGTAACACTATGAAAATCATGCTCGACCCCGGCCACTATGGAAAATACAATAACTCCCCGGCAAACAAGGCTTATTGGGAAAGTGAGGCCATGTGGAAGCTGTGTGCATATCTCAAAACAGCATTAGAGGTCTACGGGATTACCATCGGCGTGACTCGCACCGACCAGAATATAGACCGTGAAGTCTTTAGCCGAGGACAAGCTGCAAAGGGATACGACTTATTTATATCTCTGCATAGTAACGCTGTCGAAAGCAGTGTAAATGAATCCACGGACTATCCTGTTGTTTACGTTCCGCTGAATAAGCAGGGCGATGCGATAGGTAATAAGCTGGCGGCTATTGTTGAAAGTACCATGAATACAAAACAAAAAGGCCGTATAGCGACGCGGGCAGGGAGCAGCGGCGCGGATTATTATGGCGTTATACGTGGTGCTGTGTCTGTCGGCGTGGTCGGAATTTTAATTGAGCATTCATTTCACACGCAGACCGCGGCGACAAATTGGTTACTATCTGACGCAAATCTAAAACTGCTTGCAAACGCAGAGGCCGCTGTTATTGCAGAGCATTATGGCATTAGAAAGGAAACGACAACAAGTTCAGACACTTCTTCAGCGGTTAGCTACCTCGTACGCGTGACGGGTAACCCCTTGAATATCCGCAAAGGCCCTGGTACTAATTACGCCGTCGTCGGCAGCATTACCGATAAAGGCGTATATACCATCGTTGAGGAATCTACGGGTGCAGGCGCGAAAAAATGGGGCAGGCTGAAAAGCGGCGCCGGCTGGATCAGCTTGGACTACACTACTAAAATATAAGGAGGATTTTTAATGAATGAATTTTTTACCTGGGGATTGCTCGCTACGTTCGCCGGAGCAAGCGCCGCAACTGCTATCATTACTCAATTTGTAAAAGAACCCCTTGCTAAGATACCCACGCAAATTGTATCCTACGTTATTTCTCTCGTTATCCTGCTGCTTGCAACGGCGGCGACGGGAGGCACTGGGGACTGGACCGGCTGGGCAATTATTCCGCTTAACGCCGTCTTGGTATCGCTCGCATCTAATGGTACTTACTCTGCTATACAGCGTATCAGTGATAAAAACGAATAATATTATATAGGTTGAAAGAGCCGCGTTCGGGATTTACTCTCGGGCGGGGCTCTTTTTTTATTTGTTTTAATGTGTAGCGCGTTTAGCTTCTTAGTAGAATGTAACGCAACTTTGTTGCGAATTAGGCTATTCATTGTGCAGTATCGCCTGAAAATCCTTAATAATAATAGTAAAAGTCCGAACTTCACGTCAGCATACGATTCTTACTAAACGCGCTAAAATTTTAATCGTGAGGAGGATAATCCCACAAAATTATAATTTGAAAGGATGTGTACGGCATGTATCAACAAAAAGGACTGGTCGCTCTCAAGCAACTCATTCAAAAGTGCGGAGATACACAGGACGGACTTGCAAAGGCACTCGGAATGCACCGAACCACGTTCAATTCTAAGCTGAACGAGCGGAACGGAAATGCCTTTACCGAAAACGACATGCAAGTCATATCGGAATATTACAATATTCCACTGGACCAGCGCGAAGCGTTGTTCTTTGAATAGCCTTTATAATCTCGGCGTGCGTATGCCGACGAAATGCCCTGTTTCTTACTAAAATCAGTAGGAAAGTCCGAGCGTTTCGTCGGCATACGAATCTTACTAAACACGATAAAATTATTATTGTAAGACGCACCTAAGACACTGAAAAATAAGGAGGCTACCACAATGACATATAAGATTGAGATAACAAGACGCAACGTAACACCGGCCAAATTCTTTGCAGAAATCCGGTTCGCTCTAAAGAAAAAGGGAATTAGTTTTGACCTTGACATGAACGATTTCACAAATCCGTACGACCCAATCAACAGCCAATACTTTGTAAAGGACGGCAAGAAAATTTCATACTTCAATGGTCATAAATCCGAATGGCTGGTTAAAGACGCCCCTTGCAAGTCTGAAATTTGTAAGAACCTTCCGTATGACTACCAGGCATATATCCTTAACTTTGATGGTTCTTACTTTAACGAGATTTGCGAATTTACGTTTGATGATGATAAGACCGGACACGGTTACTACTACACGGCAAACAAAGATTCCGAATAAGCCGAAACGCTCGTATGACGAGCGTCTGCCGGAAACGACCTACCGGCACTGACGAGGCAGGTCAGACGCGCTACTAAGCTCGTTGCAGAAAGGAGGGGATAAAGATGAAAGTCATATTATTAGCTACGTATAAACGGGAAGACCCTTATAAGGGCCGCAAACACTATCACATCGTAAACAGATACCACACTGCAACAGAAATCAGGTGTTATCGAGCAGACAACAGTGAAGAACGGGAGATGGGAATTTTTGTAAATGGAAAAGAAATACCGGATTACTACGACATTGTTGAATTTAACCACAAAAGCGAACGTATTTGGCGGCACCATTTTACCGATAAAGACAGTGCAAATAAATGTTTTCTGAATCTGATGGAAAAGTACCATGGTTTCAAAAAAGTAAATTAAGCATTTCAGCACCCAGCCCCGGCGGCAGAAAGAAGGGGATAAAGATGAAAGAGAAAATCAATAAGGAGGTTTCGGATTTGTATGAGTAAAGAACAAAACGTTTATCAGAAGCACGGCTATAATGACCGCAGGGCCTATCTACAAGACCTCGCTCTCGAATACAGCATTAACGAGCAAGTTGTTTTCTCCCTCGCAGATATGCTCGGTCCTTCGGAGGACTTTGACGGCTTAATTTGTGCGCTTGAGGATTTTGAGGTTGTTTAAAACGCGGCGCACTGCTGCCGACGAAACGCACAGATTCTTACTGAAAACAGTAAAGAAGTCTAAGCGTTTCATCGGCATACGAATCTTACTAAACACGATAAAATTATTATTGTAAGGACGAGCTACTAAGACGCTGAAAAAAAAGGAGGCTACCACGATGAAAAATTACAAATTGACTTATTACGGATTTTATGGCTTTAGTTACATGACATGTGATTCAGAAGAAGAATGCATCGGAGAAGCCAAACAACTTGCTAAAGTCGGCTGCACGCCTGATAGGGTAATGAAATATGAGGCCGCGACTGATACATACAAGGAAATCGGAAACTTCACGAAAAAGTAAAAAGCCGAAACGCTCGTGCGACGAGCGTCTGCCGGAAACGACCTACCGGCACTGACGAGGCAGGTCATATCAAAAGGAGGGCTTCAAAATGAAAGCTATTATGAAACATGAAACAACTGACAACTATAATTCGGAAATGCTTGACTTTGCACAGACTGTCGATTTTACCGAACTTTTCGAGCACGTTAAAAACTTCGCAAATGTCAACTGTGCTTTTTGCCAGCCAGAAATCGAAACTCGCCATGGCAACGTGTACATCAGCTTTATGTCGGAAGATATCACGTCTCATACCGGACCCTTTGCCGCAATTCTCCAAAGCTGCTACTTTCAAAGCTTTAACAATGGCGTCTTTAGAGACAAGAAAACCAATGAGCTCAGCTACTGGGTAAACGTGAATATCCAATACAGGCATAAAGACGGCGGTTCTAATGGTATGGATTTGGTTCTTGCTTGGTACTCCAATAGTAAGGGTTGGATATTTAGGGACGCAGGCAACTACTAAAGCTGAAACATTCTCCCTCTGCAAAAGTGGGGACAGAATTATTCACGTTTACGAAACATGCGTAGTGGCCGGCACAGAAATTGGCTGATGGTTGGCACAACGCTCGCCGAATTTATATTATAAAAGAAAACGAGTAAACGCGGCGCACTGCTGCCGACGAAACGCACAGATTCTTACTGAAAACAGTAAAAAAGTCTAAGCGTTTCGTC